ACGAGAGGCGTATTCGGCAACAAACATATTAGATGGCGCTGCCATATTAAACTTGTTGTACAGGTGGCACGCTCCTTTAGAGCCTCTGTTATCTGTAGTAGAATCCAAATCATAGCTATCTACACCGCCAACACCTATATGGTCATTAGCTGGGTGTTTTTTTCCGTACTTAATTACGTATTTATTCTGCATTTCTGGTTTAGGCATCCAAGACAGTCGCCACCTTCCTTGAGGATTAGGACTAAAGACAACTTCTTTATCGGTAACTCCATTTTTCCAACTAAAGTTGCCGACAACTACAGGGTTGGGATACAGCTCTTGATTATGTTCAACTTGCTCGTATAAACGACCTATATTAAAAGTAGAACCTTCAATACTGTCTCGCATTGCCTCATCAATGGTAAAAGGAAACTGACGTATAAATTCGTTCAGCTCTCTAGCATCACCCTTTAAAGCATCTCTTTCATTCTTAAGATAAGTCTTTGCGCCAATGTCAACATAGTCGCCATCAATAGTCTGTACAGGGTTTTTAGGATTTTCCACAATAGGGTTTCCGTGCTTATCAAAGAATCCTTCAAGCGATTCATATGCGGGTATAAATAGTCTATAAAGACCAGTTTTTGTTCTTCCATTAGCATTTCTATCTTCTGGGTCTGAATCTCTCCATATCTCCTTGTACTGATTACCACCCTTATCCATAGGGTTTACCGTAGAACCTACGAGTGCCTTACCAATAATCTTACGACCCACAATAAGACAGGTTTTCTCAATACGCCACGCCTCACGAATATCCGTAGGGCGTTCCCACTTACCCGCTTCGTCAAGGTACAGAAGATGAAGCTTCTCACCATCATACGCATTGTTCGTGGTGTTCTTCCAGTTGATAATAGTGTTAAGTGCTTCCCCTTTGTTTGAGGTTTTATTGTTCTTGGTTATACGTTTAGATGGCTCACGGAAAGCAAGCTCCATCCTTGGATTAGTAGTACCGTCTTGTATGGGCTTGAAGAAAAATGGGTAAGACCTAAACATAGGGACTACCTTTTTCATAAAGATATTTTCCTGTGCATCTTTACCTGTCTTAGATTGTATACCTAGCAGCTTATCTTTTACTTGCGTGCCTTCATCTACCAGTATAGCTGCCGACATATTGGTATACCCTGAACGTCTACACTTCGTGTACATCTGACCTATGGACCGTGGGTCTGCCTCGCAAGCCGCAAAGTGAATAAAAAGCCTTCTCTGAAACTCTAGGTACGATGCGTATCCGATGTCCATTTTGCTCCACTGCAGGAGCATATAGTGTCTCCCTGTAATGTATGTAGGCACACCGTTATTGTAAAACCAAAGACCGTTGCGCCTACGCTCAAACTCTTTTTCAATATACGTAGAAAAACGCTTCTTAAAGTCTGAGGGCATATCGTACCACTCATCCATAGAGCGAATCCTCTGCAGCTCTGCTGGCACAGGAAGTCTCTCCCACATCTGCATAGCAGGCTTCCTTTCATTAAACAGAATTTCTTTTGTAAAGGGAGTCTTGGGAAGCTGAATATCAAGCCCACCGATGGTGAGTACCTCACCTTGCGTATCGTTGGGACATATGTTAACAACGTAGTCATCATAGTCTTTAATTTGTTTGAGTCCAGCCATTGTATTTAATTAATAGTCCCAGTAACAGAATATCTGATTACTTGGAAAATTTCTCTGCGAATCCTCCAGAGTAGTCTTGCTCTGCTTCAATGCCTCCTGTTTCTTTGAGTTCTCTGACCATCTGTTCAAGTCGCTGGTATTCAATGAGGAGTTCTTTTGCATCTGTTGCTGTTTGCTTAATACTCTGAAGCTCTGCTTTACGTTGTGAGCCAGATGGCTCTCCATCTACAGGTTTTCTTACTTCGTCAATCATGTTATTAATAGCAACCTCCATAGAGGCTAGCAGTCTTGTTGACGCTTCTACTGTAGTAAATTTACGCTTCTTTGACATACACTAACTCGGTTGCTCTCATGCGGTAGACCTTGCTACCATTAAGAAGTTCCATTTCGTATTCTGAATTTTTTGTGTAGCCCACCATATCATTAGGCTTTGCTCCAATCCATTCTGAATTTTTGGGTATAGCGAGTAGTGCGCCTTCCAGTTCTGGTTCTTCTTTGATATTAAGAATAATGCCAGAAGGACTTGTTTCCTCTTCCTTCTCATCTGGGGGTACAACGAAGCACCAATCACCAAGCATAGTAAGATAGCCATCTTTATCTTCAATTCCGATAGCGTGATTCCCATATCCTCCATTAGAGTCGTATTGTACGAGGTAGAGGTCATCTCCAATGTCATAACGCTGTTCTATTACTACGTGGTGGTGGAAATACATTGTTGAGCCTACGTGTTTTTCGTTAACTCCTTTTGGTACGTTTACTATTTCACCAGAGTTTACTCTATGCTCAAACTCATTGTATTTATTTACAATCTCAAGCTTACTACCGTTAAAGCTTACTTCGTTTTTAAACTTATTAGGTATATGTACTATAAAATGATTTAAAGCCTTCATTTATTCAAACTTTAAGTCGTACTCTAGTATGCAGGGCATATCATCTATAGACTTCCATAGCATCGTGCCCTCTTCGTTTTCTATGTATACGAGATATCTTTTTTTGCTGAACTTATGTAGATGCGCCTCATCTTCAACGATTGCCGTTACTTTACCAGCGCCTGCTCGCATACCTGTGTAGTACGCCATAGCATCCTTCGGGTCTCGCCCGATTACAATCTTTCTAATCATTTTAATTTAATTATATAAGGAGGAAAGTGTTTAGTTTACACTATAGTCTCCGTTTGTTAAGTTTATCCAGTAGTCTATGCTTGAGGTGTCTGGAGATTCTTTTTCCTCTAATCTGTATGCTTCTACGCAGTAGGAAAGAAGGTCGTCTAATTCGTCTTCATCGGTAACTGAAAATGATGACAATAGACTCATATCAGCTCTTTCATCGCCGTCTTCATCCATATACTTAGTTTCCATGTCTACAAAACCTATTGCTATACAGGCTAAGAACTCATCAGTTAGGTCGTGCTTCTTCACAACCTCGTTTATAGCTACAATAAGTTCTTGTATTTCTAAAACGCAATCTTTCTGTCTTTCAGTCATTAGTCTAGTTTCGTTATTGTAAACGTACTTTGAGTTGTTAGTGTGCCAGCGCCAGAATTATTTTTACCTACTTCGTAGTATATGTCTTCACCATCTGCGCAGTGCGTAAACAAACTAAAGCCTATAGCCATGTTTCCCGTAGCTACCTTAGACCTTACTATCGTTTGTATAGCAGCGGCAGAGCCGCCAGAAGGTTTGCGATAAACACGAATAGTTACATCGGTGTTCGCAGTAGTTATCTCTAGAATGAAGTTAACCTCTATTTTAATAACTCCAGTACGCTCTATAGTAACAGCCCCTGTTGTTGTTGAGGAAGTCTGTAAATGTGTGTTGCTACTGTCGTTAAACAGATATGACGATGTATTTGAATTATTGTTTACAGCGCCTTGAGTTGGGGTGGCGGGAGTATCCGTTAAAGTGTGAGAACCGTTTGGTCGCAATACAAACATTGGGTTTGCAAAAAACTGCGTAGTAGTTCCACTAAAAGCAACAGCATTAAGTTCTCTTTTAACTACATTATTGCTACCGTCAACCAATAGAGCTGTTAGCTCTGCCGCGTCAGTTGTTGGTGCTGAGGTAAAAGAGAGTGTGCCGTTAACTTCTACAGTATCTGTAGATAGCTTTAGAGCCGAGTCTGTACCTGCTCCATCCTCTACCACTTTAAGTGAAGATGTAACACCGTTTGAATCTAATTTTAATAGGGACGTATAGGTGTCCTTGACCTTATTTCCTGAGAGAGTTGCCATTTGAGTATCTTTGTATACAATGCAAATTTAATAAAAATGACGAAGCGAACAAGAAAGGGTATGTTCCGTGAATTTAAAATGCGGAAGCAAGAGGACTTAGGTCGTTCATATAATAAGTATCACAAGCTGGTAATCAGAGACATGATAGTCTCAACAGATGTTACAGAGGCTATGATTAATTTTTTAATATTTGTTTACGACTACGAGTTTTTTACTATAGACCACGTATCTCAGTCATACTTCTACAGTAAGTTGAAGTTAGCTAGAAGGCTTATATATCCCCTACAGACTTTAGGGTACATGTATAAGTACTACGATAAGCTTTCCCCTAACTCTTATGAGGAGGCTATGTTTGATGAGGGTAAGATGCGGTACAGGGTGCGCTACGCTCTTACACAGAGAGGTAGGCTGTTAGTACAGAAGTACTACAGGAAGCTAGAGGGGTCTGAACAGATTAACGTTCCGTCTTAACCGTGCTTTGCCTTTACCTTGAATGGAGCCTCTAAGCTCGCTCCTTTATG